GGATATAACCAAAGGTTCATATAACGATGGACATAAAATATCTAAAACCAAATCTTTGAAAATAGCAGCTAGATTACGTGCTCGTATTAAAAGCGGTGATGTTGTAGATTACTATGATAGACATCAAAAAAAATACAATGCAGCTAAAGAGCATAATAAGAAGATTGAAATTCTTATAGATCTTTTAAGAGATAGGGTAAAAGAACAGCATGGCGATTTAGTGCCAGCTAATTATCCAGAACCACACAGAAGTGATTGGGAAGATCTGCAAGCTCAAAAAAATTGGGAAGCTAATTATCCATTTGATATAGATAATGTCAAAGAATTTGCAGAGTTCTGTGAACAATCAGGCGGATTTGAAATTTGTTAATTATGGAAATGCATTTAAGCTATCAAACAAACAACCACTGTGTGGTTGAGTTTGTTTACAGTTATGACTATGGAACATGGGAACAACCACCATTTTCAGAACTAGAAATTAAATCAATTAAATATCTAGGTATAGATGTGCTTGATCTATTAGAAGATGTAGCACACGAATGGCTAGAAGATTTATCTGAAACCCTAGAAGAATACGCAAAAGATAAAGTATGAAAATTAAAGAAATTAGCGTAAGCTATTCACAATCAATCAACACTGGTAACTTTGAATCAGTCAAGTGGAACATTACTAAAGTAGCAGAGCTACAAGATGGTGATGACCACGACAAGTGTCAAAGAGAGCTAGCCAAACAAGTGCATGACTATGCAAACGAACTAGTAAAATTTACCAAGCTAAAGAAAATAGCACTAACCTCAATACCTAATAAGAAAGGTAAAACAACCCAGGCTCCATTACAAATGGAAGACCTAGAACAAGCAAACCGAGAAATGAAAAATAAATTAGAAGATGCATAAAATTGAATTAATTGTTAGTACAAAACTAACAGGCGATGGTATAAAAATCCACTATTTTATTAGAGTAGATGGTAAATATCTTGACAATAGTATTGCTTATGATCTTGAAGAAGCAGAAAAAATGTTACAGTTTGTAAAAAGTAACATTCACGTGCATAATACTGAAGAGGTCATTGAAGAAATAATAATACCTGAACCTAATAATAAATAAAAATAGTTTTGATGAATATTAAAACACAATTAAAAGATGTTCTTGCTGTGCAAAGCCACTCTTATCAAGAAACCAAAATGGTTGAATACATAAGACGATGGGTTAAATCGCAAAAGAACATAAAACTACACGAAATTAATCATAATCTAGCAGGTGGTAAAACCATTACTAACATGTACCTAACTAAAGGTACTGTTGGTAAAGGTGAATACTACCCGTGTTATGTAGCACACACCGACACTGTGCATGACTTTGTTGATAATTTATTTATTAGCGAAAATAGAAACAAAGACGGTGCAACTACATTGTATGGATGGACTTATGAGTATGATGAAGAATCAGGTGCAAACCTCCAGGTAGAAGCTGGTTGTGGTGGCGATGATAAGGTTGGCGTTTGGGCCTGCCTTAATCTGCTACAAAACCTAGACACCTGTAAAGTTGCTTTGTTTGCTGCTGAAGAAGTGGGCACTGTTGGCTCATCTAAAGCTGATACTAAGTTCTTCAAAGATGTAGGTTATGTGTTACAAACAGATCGTAGAGGTAATAAAGATTTTGTAACCAAAATATCTGGCAAATATTTGTCAGGTAAGAAGTTCCAAAAGAAAATATCAGGACTGTTAAAAACACACAACTTTGAACTGCAGCCTAATGGTGGACTAACAGATGTCAAGGCTCTTAAGGGTCTTGATATAAATGTGTGTATGGCTAATATATCTTCAGGTTATTACAGACCACATACTGATGGTGAATATGTAGTAGTTAAAGATGCAGAGAATACATTAAAGCTAATGTATAATATTGCAAAACTACTAGGTAATACATTATGGTCACATAAAGCGCCAGACTATTCTGTATATACAGGTAGCAACTATTGGCCAAAGTCTTGGGCTAAAGTCAAAACCATTAAACCTAAAGTAGATCATGTTGCAAAATGGGAAAAAGAAGTAGAGCTAGATGACTGGAACAGATCATTTGGTGCATTACCGAAACGCAATAACGCGTGTTACACTTGTGATGAAGATTTACGTGTAATACACAATACAAAAGTATGCGTAAATCCTGACTGCAGCTCGTGTGATGTGCAATACAATATGGATTTTTGGGATGACTATAGTTATAATGGCGGATCATTTTATGATGCTGAGCAAATATTTCCAGTCACAGATAAAAACCTTAATCTGCTTGGTTACTACAGTATAGCTAAAGATAAACTGTTTTATAAACCAATAGAAGTTAAAACAACCGATCCAAACCAAACTAAAATACCGTTTTAATATGCGAACAAACGTAATTAAATTTAAAAAACAAGAAATTAGTATAATAGAAAAAATATTAAGAGATAATAATTTACAGCAATGTCTATCAATATTGCCTGTAATGTCATTTGATCAAGAGTATGTTATACTTCAAGAAAAACTATTTGATGGTTTCAAGATTGCGCCCAAATGGGAACTAGAAAACAAAGCTTGGAAACTAGATGGATTATGGTATAATTGGTATATCAAATCTAATGATTCATGGCCAGAAGAATTGTTTGATAGAAAAACAATGAAACCTTATGACACACCTTGGGGCATGGTAGAACTACATATGCCTTGGTCATTGTTTAGGGTTTCTAACCAGCTAATAGAATTATTTCAAAACATACCCAGATGTACTTTGCACGATTTTCTTGACGACTACAGTAAGGGTAGTATGCACAGGTTTAGTACTGTGTTTAATGGTGTGCCATCAGAGTGGCCTATATCTCTAGATGTAGCTATAGACAATAAAACTAAAATTAGTTTTTTTACACCAAAGAAAATTACAGAACTGTTAAAGTCTGATGCGCTAGGTTATACTAGCTTCTTCAACAAAGACAGAACATTATCCGATTGTATGTCAGATATAGATCTAAGACAAAAGAAAGCTACTATGACTACATTTCATAGAGCAATAGAAAAACTTTGTGTTAGCGCATATCGTAGACCGTGGAATTCAAGTGTAGAAAATCAGTTTTCAGATACACTTATGCTAAATGGTGTTAACGATTTAGATGTAAAGCTTGTATTATATGATGCAAAACATATACCTTGGGCATATGATGGAGAATCATACCATACAAATATTGATGGTCATACATCAGGCACCTTGGGTAGATCCTGTATGCGTAGTCATGAAGATCAAAAAAAGGTAGCATTTTATGCTAAACTTGGCGATAATCTAAAAATACTTGTATTACAACATAAAGATGGCTCGGTTATGGGTAGAGCTTTAATATGGCAAAACTGTTATAATCGTAGGCGTAAAGATTCTTTTCAAGTTATGGATAGGGTGTATTCTACAGAAAACAGATATGAAGTATTGTTCCATCACTATGCAATAACCAATAACATTATTCGTAAAAAACTAAACTCCTACACGAATAATACACTAGTACAACCAAATGGTAAAGGCGGTGTTGGCGCATGTCTTGTGCAGCTGCCCAATAAAATTAAAGACCAATTTAAGTTAGAAGGTGAAAACCGACTTCTGTGGCCTTGGCTGGACACATTTAAGTTTTATGATGTAAAAGCTAATGCCCTTGTAACCCACAAACAGCTTGGTGGTGAATATTTTATGCAAAGCACTTCTGGTAGATACTCTAGAGTAAGATACGATGATTATAAAAGTGTAGAACTTATATCCATTATGCAAGCTAAAAACCTAGAAGTATATCAATGATAGAAACAATTTTAATGTTAGGCACTATAATAGCATTGGGCTATATAGTTATCATATGGAAAGCAATTGGCGAAAAGAGATTTAGAAAATGGAATAACATGTTAGATATTATTCTTACATTAGCTGTCCCATTTTTCTTTATAGGTGGTGCAATGACGGGCACTGCGTCTGCATTTGCAGCTGGCCTCATCTTTTCAATATTAACCGCAATAATATTTCAATATAGAAAATGAATGAATATGAAAACATAATCCTTGGATCAATAATCACAGACCCTAAACTATATTACCAACACAGTAATAAGTTTAATGACCTAATGTTTGACGAACCGTCTAACAAAATAATTTATAGAGCATATAAAAAGCTCATTAAAAAAGGTCAAGAACCAGATGTTATAAAACTAAGTAAAGAGCTTGGTGATAAAACATCATATAACATACATGTTGCAGAACTATGTCAACAGCCGTATGTGTTTGACAAACAGTTTGAATCTATATTAGAAGAGTTAGTAAACATATCTAAGTCTAAAATGATATTCAAACATATTGAAAACGTAAACAATATGTTGTCAAATAACGATGAGGTTAATGATGTTATTGAATATATTAATAAATTTAATAACAAAATTAACTTTAACGAAACCGATAAACAAAAAGAATTTCTAGGACAGCTTACAGACTTTCGTGATGAAATTGCAAAGCGTATGGCTACCGATGGTATTACTGGTATAACTACAGGATACAAAAAACTAGATGATTTTACAAATGGATGGCAGCCCACTGACTTGGTTATAGTTGGTGGTGCTTCATCTATGGGTAAAACTAGTTTTGCTGTATCTCTAGCATATAACGCAGTAATGTCAAATGTGCCTACTGCTATATTCTCATACGAAATGTCTTCAGTACAAATCATACAACGTATTGTTAGTATTGAATCAGGTGTCCAACAGAAATGGATGAACCAAGGTGCGTTAGATAGTAAAGAAGTCAATAAGATAGACAAAGCTATCGGTATAATAGAAAATGCACCATTGATAATAGATGATTGCAACAACACATCTTTATCATATCTAATGGCTAAAATTAAACAGTATGTACATAGTGAAAAAGTTCAAATGGTTATGGTTGACTACTTACAGCTTGTATCCGCAAGCACGGGTAAGTCTGGTAATCGTGAACAAGAAGTAGCTAAAGTTGCAAGAAGTTTAAAAAACCTAGCTAGAGAGTTAGGTATCTGCGTAATTGCCTTATCACAACTAAGTAGAGGTGTAGGTATGCGTTCTAACTCTAAACCAACCCTATCTGACCTGCGTGAATCAGGTGAAATAGAACAAGCTGCTGATGTGGTGGTTCTGTTATATAGACCTGAATACTATGGCTTGTATGAAAATGAAGCAGGAGAATCAACCATAGGTCTTGCAGAAATTATATTTGCTAAAGGCCGTAATATTGGTGTGGGTCAAGTTAATCTTAAATTTATACCCGATCTAACAAAGTTTGAAGATTATGAAGAAAACTGATTGGATATATGTAATGATATTTCTGTTAATATCTATATACATAATATCTATATCTATTTCATTCGTAGCATCTATACTTGCACCTATAGCGTTAATAATCACAGCGTTATGGATTGGCAACAAGGTTTACGACTGGATCAAAAATAACAACAAATAGTTGTTAATAACCAATTAATATTTTATATTTGTAGATGCCAAAAAAAAAGTCAAAACTTGACAAAATCTACGAAGAAGTTGCCTACAATACAAATGAAAAACCTACACTAGTAAAAGGTGTTATTAAGGATGCATTTGTTGAAATAGGTTTATTTCTATTAACCAAGAATGCTCCTGTTATGATCAGGAGATTTGTAAAAATTGTAAAAGCAATTCGTACAACCAAACAAATTACTAAAAATTACAAAGATTATGAAACAAGAAAAAATTAATCTAAAAGATTTAACCAAAGAATTACCATACAAGTGGCGTGTACAATCTGCACGTTATGGTAAAGCAAGTTGCGTAGCATATATAGATGCTCGTGATGCACAGGATTTACTTGACGATGTAGTTGGACCAGGCAATTGGGCTACTGAATATTATGAAGCAAATGGACTACTAATGTGTAAAGTCGGCATACTTGTTGACGGACACTGGGTGTGGAAGTCTGACACTGGCTCTGAATCTAATGTAGAAAAAGATAAAGGACATGCTTCTGATGCATTTAAGCGTGCATGTGTAGCTTGGGGTATAGGTAGATTCTTATATCGTCTTAAGATACAACAAATACCAACCAAAGAGTATAAGAATAAAGAATATCCTTATGCTGCCGAAAAAGATAAAATTATTTTTGATGGCGAAACCTTAACTAAATATATTAATTGGAGAATAGAAAATGGAAAGTAATAAACATTTGCTAGATTTAGTAGCAGTAGAATCAACGTATGCATTTACTAATAATGATTACACTGATAAATTAACCAATGAGATTATGGATTACTTAAGAAGTAAACTAAATATTAATCCTAACTCAGACAAAGATGATATAATATATAGCCAAATATGGATGACTATATCATTGCACAACAACAAAATCAGAACAAATTTAAATAAATAATTTAATCATGACTTGGAATTTAAACAACACAACAGACGCACAACCAAAAAACTTTAAAAAAGAGTACAAGAAGGTAGAGTATCTTACACAACCTGGTGCTTACAAAGTAACTATAAATGGTCAGACCGATCAAAATGATAGAGAGGGCTATAGTGGTTCTCCATATATAGAGTTTAGCTTATATACAATAGACGGTAAAAAAACTAGAGCTAGATTTTGGGCGCCTAAACCTGGTGATAGCGAAAAAGCTAGTGAGTTTAAAAGTAAATTACTAAAAGAATTTATGATAAGTGCAGGTGTAAAATCATTTGATAATATGGATGAAGCTCTAAAAGAGTGTGTAGGTAAAACTATCAATGTATGTATGACTACCCGTGAATACATAACAACCGATAGAGATACTGGTGAACCTATTGTTAGAACAGCTCTTGACTATAAGTTTAGTAAAAAAGCAGGAGAAAACATTAAGTATGATCCAAAGTATAATAAAACACTTACGCCTGAACAAAGGCAAACATTTAATACTTTGCTAGATGAATATACGGGCTCTGCTGATGTAGTAAGTCAGTCAGATGATGACGATAATTTACCTTTTTAAAAAATCGTATATTTGATGCATGAAAATTTTTATACCAGGTAATGTCCCGAGTTCTAAAAACTCAAAACGGTGGACGGGTAAAATGTTAATTAACTCTAAAACTGTTATGAAGTATATTAAAGAAACCAAGGGATATTACCTAGAGTATAAAAAAGATTTTCAACAATTAACCGAAAACAAACAATACCCTGTGACAGTATCTTTTCAATTTATAAGAGGATCAAAACATAAGTTTGATTATATCAATCCAGCACAGACAGTGCAAGACCTAATGGTCAAAAACAATTGGATAGAAGATGATAACTGTGAGTATATTATACCACACTTTGAACCCTATAAATATGATAAAGAAAACCCAGGTGTTTATATAACTATTATATGATAGACGCAAAATCATTGTCACTTATTAAAAAGAACAAAGCGTGGACTCAAGATGTCCTTGATCACTATGGTGATGAATTGTATGCTGTTCTATATTTATTATTTTCAAAAAACAAAAAAGAAATAATATCTAAAATAAGAACTGCAGAGTTAACATTATGTAGAAAAGCGTTTTGCAATGTTCTTTGTATACAACATGAATTGCATCCAGAAATAGTAGCAAAATTTATAAATAGAGATAGAACTTCTATACTGTATTATATTAACGGTCATGAAGCAGACTATGAATATTATAAAGATTATACTATTGCATATGATGCAGTTTCAAATCACATCAATGAAATACTAGATGTTAATAATATTATGAATTTCTATGATGAAAGAACCAAAGAGCTCAAACAAATTGAGATAATTAAAACCCGTGTAAATCAATTATCAAAAGAAAATACACAACTTAAACAACAATTAAATAATTTAAAATCAATTATCAATTATGGCTAAAAGAAAAACTCCAAAAGCTAAAGCAACATCTAATACAACTGCTACAGTTACTATTGACGGTGCAGAAATCCAGGTACCTATTTTGGTTTCTAATATGTTAAAAGATCAAAGACAAACCATTGATTATTTAGAACACATATTATTGTTATGGCATTACAAACAGTACGGCCCAAACAAAGATGAAATATCTAAAGATAAAATGGATTACCAAAATGAAATGGCTGCTTTTATACAGCAGTTTATTAAAGAATGGGACAAAAGAATTAAAGCTTTTGAAGACTTTGATAAAAAAGCTGCAGAAAATGTAGGGAAAGCACTTGACAAAAAGGAAACTAATTAGTTACTTTTGTAGTGTCTTTCTTATGAACGTTCTGTTCATTTAGTTTTTCATTGTTTTGGTTGGTTGTGCGAATTCCTTATCAGGAGTTCGTACGCTAATCAAACAAACCTAATAATCTGACAATCAGATCAATGGATGAATTAGACAAAATATTGAACAACCAAGAAGAACCAATACAACAACCTGTAGAGTGGTGGCAACTTGATAAAATAGAATCTATATTAGATTTATGTCCTTATGAAGAATATCATAGACAAGAAATTTTAAACAACCCGCCAAAAACCAAAGAAGATGCAGATATATTATTATCAAAACTTTGGTTTGACCATATACCACGAGATCCAAAAGACCAATTAAACAAATGGATAAAACTAGGAACTTTTTAAAAACAGATAAATACCATCTAAAAAAGCTTATACCAGGCTATAAAATAAAGCCAAGTTTAAAAGGAAAAACATTGGTTGCATTACCGTTTGCGGTAAAAAATCCAACCGTAGTTGTTTATAAATCAGAAAATTACTATATTAACCCAGGAAGTCCTTTGCTACACAAAGAAACTTTTGATGACAAGTTTGGCAGAGATAAAAAATATACATTGTACTATTATGAATATGTAAGTAAAAAGAATAATAACCAATTAAAAATGTTTTAATATGTCTAAATACAAGAATCATAAAAAGAAATCAAAAGCTATTCTGCTTGCATTAGCAAAGTGGATGGAAGAAAGCGACTTTGATTATGAAATACAAGATTTAGAAAAAGCTTTAAATGAAGCTAAAAATTATTACAAAAACTATCTTGATATGAAAGAATTACCAAGATACCAACCAGACATACAACACGAATTTTATAAATAATGAATAGAAAGACAATTGTGTTTGAGGGCGGTGTTGACAACATTCGCACTCTAGCAGACAACAGCCTAAGAGTTTCACTAGGCACACCAGAACTATCACCAGAAACAGTAGGAAATTTATACAGCGTACTTAAACAACCAGGGTTTGTTGTACTATCTACACAACCTATATCTCAAAAACAAATAGATGCAGTTGAGGCTGCTAGTATTGATATGGAGTTTGATACCAAAACACCAGCACAAAGAATGCGCGGTGTACTGTATAGACTATGGGAACAAACTTCACCTAAAGAAAAAAATGAAGAAGGCACTACACAATATGTAGAGTTTGAATTATTTTACAAAAGAAAAATGAATGAGATAATCAATCACCTCAAAACTAAACTAGACTAATGGACGTAAGAACAGAAATAAGAATAGCTTGTGATTCTATAAAAGAATTACTTATACAAAAAAATATTAACTATGGTGATAGCGCGCTAAAACCAGCTAATATATTTGCTAAAGGATCAGCCGTAGAAAACCTTTCTGCTAGGATTGACGACAAGTTAATGCGAATTGCTAACAAAGGGTTATGCAAAAATACTTTAGATACAGTAGACGATTTAATAGGATATTTAGTACTTTTGAAAATAGCTATTAAAGAAGAATCGTAATGAAAGTAAGAATTGAAGTTGAAATAAGTGATTCCAATATAATGGACCCACACGCGGAGTTAGTTGCACAGTTATACGAACAGTGCTATGAATGGATAAACAACGACACTCCGCCTTTACTTCAATTTATTGTTGATGATTCTGAAATAACAGAAGAATATAACACATCTTGGTATAGTTGGACAGATCAATTTGATGATACTATAAACTAATGGGAGTATATAAACAAAAAGTTATACACCATTATATAGATAGATATGGTAATGAATGCAAAAAATTAATTTTACCAAAAATTATAAATACAGATATTACTTTTGAATTGCAATTCGGTTTGACTCCACCAAAAGAAAATAACAAATCACGAAGTATTATTAATGAATACGAAACACCTAAAGGAATAAACTAATGCCATATTTTTTCTCACAAAACTTACAAACTAACTTAGGTCAGCAGGCTAATTTCGGCGCTATTATTGTTGTATGGCCTAATCAACCAGATAAATCAGCTTTAGTGCCAATAGTGGCAAGCCCTACATTAGCAGCACAAACCCCTATTGTAGTTCAAAACAATTTTACCCCCAGCATTGCACAAACACCAGCAGAAGTAGCGCCTTCAGTATCTACATTAACAGTAACAAATCTTGGTATTGAAACATCTGGAGAAGATATACCAATTTTAATAAGTCTGTCTGAATTATGATATTTTAACGTTGTAATTTAGTTTAGCTTGTAAACCATTATATTCGCTCCAAACAAAAGCAGAAGCTTTCTTTATATTTCCTACAAAACCTTTCATGTCGTGCCACTCATCTGTAGCGGCCATAGACGAAAGATTTCTAACTGTTAATCCGTTTAACTCTTCAACAGCTTGCATCTTGTAAGCCTTATTAGTATGCAGATGACCTCTATGTACCTCAACATAACGAACATCGCTCCAAACATCTCTATATCGTTGTGAAACAATGCCTGGTAAGTCGTTTAGTTTCGGACCATCACCGTGGTCATTTATAATTAAATTCTTACCGTACTTGTATGATTTCATCATAGACATAGAATTATCTACTGTAACGTTTTCGTTTTGTTCATAAAACATTTCTAAAGCATCACCTATATGCATCATTGATTCACGATCATGATTGCCAGGTATTACAGATACGTGCACAGGCGCAACCTCTTGTAAAAAATTTATTACACTTATAAGCAACTTTCTTCCGTGCCTATATATATCCATATGTTTATCTGTATTAAACTGTGGTGTACCTTTTGTCGTGCTAGGTACGGGCCAGTCACCATCTGCATTTAAAAAATCGTTGCCAGCTACAAATAATATTTGATTTATAAAATAACCGCTAGCCCTTTTAAGAAGATGATCAACAGCTGACATCATTCTTTCTTCGGCTATTTTCAGATTATACTCATCACCGTCAATACCTATCTTACCTAAATGTAGATCAAATGCATTTATTTCTAACAAATGTGGATCGTCATCTTTATAACTTGATGGCCTGACTATAGGATTAGGTACATAACCAAAAAGAGGAACCAAATCTTTAACTAGTTCCTCTCTTATCTTTTTGACATTAAGCAGTGGATTTAATTTTTTTAACCATGCTTTTGTTCTAAACATTGGTATAGTTATTGGGTTTCTTTCTTTATCAAACCCTGTAACTTCATATGTGCCTATATCATACTTATCTACTTCCCAAACCTCTAAGTCTACTTTACAAGCTTTTAATAAATCATCTAAAGATTTTACTCTTTCTGAATCTTCACAGGTCACTACTGCGCCTTCTTTGTTTTCTACAAAAGATGTTTTTTCTGTCACCTCAGCAGGTGCTGCGTCTTTTCTTATTGATCTTGCTACACTTCTTACATGTTCATAATTAGTGTTAAACTTGGCTGCTGTTTCAGCATATTTGCTGTTAAGAAGTTCTGGATTTTTTAACAGATATTCTTTAATCTGTTTCCTTAAAGGTTGTATTTTGTCTTGTTTCGTCTGGTCCATAACCTAGTTGCATTAATAATTCTACGTTAATTGGCCTGAAGGTATGGTTTTTTCTTAGCCCTCTTAACTTTGTTAATGCACGATTTATCAACATATCATTGTTAATAATGTCGTTAGGTTCGCCTTTTACTATTACTCTTTCTGCTTTACGAATGCTTTTATTTTTATCTTGAAATGTCCATTCGCTTAACCATATTGGTAGTTTTTTATGCATCTTCTGTTATAATATAATATGGTAAACTAGTATGTTCGCTCATAGCATATATGTAATAACGGTCTTTATTGTTAGCATTTAATTTAAAACCATATGCTAATGAACCAATAATAGAACTTAATTCATAAAATCCATTTGCTGCTAAGCTATTATTTGGCGCTAATATAGAACCAGGAAAGTTTTTAAATCCTGACCATAAGCTTGCTGGTGTTACAGGAATTTTTTGTAATCGTAGTGAATTTTCAATATCAACTAAACTAGAGTATGTTAAAAAAAACCGTACATTTACGCTACTAGAAGTATTATTGTGTATTGCTGCTCCTAATAAATTTACTCCTTCTGTGCTATCATAAATAATTTTTGGGTTATTAATATTGATAACACCTGTTGTACCAAACCTTACACCTCCACTTGCTTTTCTAGTTTGCGACTGTGTAATTTCAAATGATCTAGAAGATGGTATACTTACTCTTTCTGATGTAGTATTTGTAGTAGGTTGCGTAGGTTCTGGTCTTCTTTTGCCTATAACACTACCTTTAGTTGCAGGGTTTTTTGTTTTTCTAATTGCCATCGTAATCTATATATTCTATATAAACCTCATCACCATTACTTATCGCTGTTGCAATACGAGGATAAATCCTTTTATACGCATTAACGCTTTTACCAATAAACCCATCAGGTAATAGTTGGTTGTTTTCTTGGCTATCGGCAACAAGCAAGCACCCAGCAGTATGTTCGTCAGTGTTTCCAGTGTGAATAAGTATATACTCAAAATTAGGAACATCGGTAACATGCAGCATACCGCGGTGTATACCAGGATATTTTTTAGTATATCTTTCATGAAATCCACCTTCTTTTCTTAATTCTATTTTATATATGCCTGCAGGTACACGTGTTTCACCACGGACCTTTAGTGCTCTTGCTTCGTCTTCTAACGTGTAAGCAAGAAACTTTCTACCTATGTCTGTAACCTCAAAAAGCAGACCATTAGTTGAATCTGCTTCTGAGCTAAAACGTAAAACTTCTAATTTCATATTATGCGTCTAACGCATCACATAATAAAAACTCAGCTTTTTGTGCTGCTGTTGCTGCATCTAAATCTAAGTTAGCAGAGCCATCTCCAGCTCCGTCTATATCTACAGGTGCAAACATAGCTTCTCCAGGTTTAAGATCAGCAATAATGTCGCCATCTGGTTTTACAGATATAGCATAATCTGTGTCTACATTTTTAACAAATGCATATACACGATCTTTATTATGTAAAGCTATGTTAATTGTATCGTCACTAGTTCCAACTAATACTTGACCTGAAGTAATTGCTTGACTTGAAGTCTGCGATGCAGAAGTAAAGCTTGGACTAAATGTAAATACTACGCTTCCGTTTTGATCAGTTAATGTAAAAGTTCCACTTACCGATACACTTGATGATAATGTTGCCATAAATATATATTTTAAGCTGCAGAGTCTATCTCAACAGCAAAGTATTCTACTGTAACAGCAGCAGTGTTTGCACGCGCTGTTGTCGTTCCTGTACCTCTAATTATAGTAAATAAAAATTCACCTGGTTCTAATACGCCAATAATATCATTGTCGCCACTAGCTCCATCATAAACTGTAACATAATTAGTGTCATCTAAATTTCTTACCATAACAGCTCTACCGTATCCAGGCGCAGCCATAATAGTAGCATCTGAACCAGTTGCTACATCAATACGTCCTGACGCAATTTGATCCACACCAGTAATATTCAATGTAAATGACTGTGACGCAGAAGATGTAAATCCAGTAGCAGACGATGCTGTCATACTTAGAGATCCATTAAATGTGTAATTTTGAGCCATTTTAATTTAATTTAAATTCTTTTTACAAAAGTAATAAATAATATTTAATATCCACCACCACCCCCGCCACTACTTGTAGTGTTGTTGCTAGTGTTATTATTGTTGCTAAACCCTGACGATGGTGTAGCTGCCGCACCGTGTGTAGCGCCACCCATATATCCTACTTGTCCCTGATAGACGTGAGTATGGTATCCTGATAAACCATTAGCAGCTGCATAAGCTAAAGCTTCGGCTACTGTGCTATATAGTGGTACACCACCTATCATTGTTAATAAAGCCATTATTTTTCTTTTTTTGATGATCCTCCAAAGAAGAAATCAATTATTGTGTTTACTTTAGATGACATCGCTCCAAAAATTGTAGAAATAAAACTTATTTCAAACTCGCCTAAATCTAAACTTTTAGTTACAAAATAACTAAACATAACAAATGTTATTCCAAAATATGCTACTGTAAATAATGTAGCTAATACTTTTTGTATAAGAGCATCATCTTTATACATGTCACGTGCAGACTTACGATCTTCTACTTCTTTAGCAAAAGCCTCCTTCTCTGCATCTAACAAAACTTTACGCAATTGTAGTTTTGCTTCTTCTCTTTCTTTATCAGTAGTAATTACCTTATCTAATATACCCTCAGCATTATCAACTACTTTACCTAATATGCCGCCTAATAAATTCTGTATCATTTTCCTTGTCCTTTATATTGCTTCTTGTAGCCATTTTGACTACGACTTGCATTTTTACTATGCACTCCTGGTCTTTTAGTTCTTTTTTTTGATGTATACTTAAACGATAATCCCTTTGCCATCTTTTACTTTATTTGTCCAGTTTTCATTTTGTTTTGAAAAAATAGGTTTTGCCTTTACTTGCAGAACATTATTTTTTTTTAATTTAAATTTTTGAGCTTGTTCATAGCTCATGTTTCTAGTATAGTCGTAATAATATTTACTCTTATCCATGTTGTTCATTTAATCTTGACATTCTAGCACCACAACAACACATGTTTTTGTCGGCCATTCTACCTCTATATTGACCACCATGACCATACTTACTTACTCTACCTTTTTCTCTTTTTTCTTTTGCGGCTCTTGCCCTATCTGATTTACTTAATTGACTCCAAGTTTTAGGTGTATCTTTACTAATTCTTTTTGTAGGACGAAAAGTATTTTCACCCTTGCTGTAATCTTTATTACCACGAGGTGTTCGCCAGTCCTCTTTAAACCAACGTTTAAGCGCTAATCCTTTTTTTGTTTTACGTACAGCCATACTAATCTAATTGTCTATACATGCCACCGCCTTCGTACTTCATTCCTTTAGCAGCTTTCTTTTTTTTTGATTTATTTCCCCAATTAGCAGCTCCTACTTTACGACATTTAGCCATTGCACCACTTCTGTATGCAGATGTCTTAGGTCCGTAACGAGCTACTACTTTATGATAACAAGCGTCTTTAGGCATTTTTTCTTTTTTTACGTAGGGCTTCTTTACCCTTTTTAAATATACTAACTACTTGGGTTTTACCCATAACTTTTGCTCTTTGTTCCCCAACAGTTAAAATTTGTATTTTCCTTGCATAAGGTTTACTAATTTTTTTAACTTTAGCTACAGTAGCCCTAGCATCGGAAGGTGTAGCAAAACGTATGCTAACAGTGTCTTTTGGATTTTCATCCGTATATAATCTTCTACCAGTACCTTTTGGTTTTTTACCTGTTCCTTTTTTAGGATCTTTATTTTTTCTTTTTGCTGGCATTTTTATGTACCTTTTGTATATCAAAACTAGCAGATAAACTACCGCCAGGATGTCTTTTAAAGCCTCCTGGAGGGTTTTTCATTAATTTATAATTATTATTGCCTTTTTTCATCCAATGAAATCCAGCAGGTGCTTTAACAGATTTTTTTGCCATATCTAATTATGTTGTGTAAGTGGAAAACGACAACCATGTTCACAGTTCCATTTACGTAATGATTTATTAATTCTTGAATTTGGATCTCTTCTTGTTTTAGCAGATGTAAGTTTAGCTTTCATACCTTTCATCCTAGCACAAAACGATTTCCTGCGTTTAGCAGCTTTTGAACCTTTTTTTAATTTAGAAGGTTTTGTAGTCACAGCAGTCTTTAATTTAGATCCAGGATTAGCTCTACGATAAGATTCTACTCCTTTTTTATTAAGACCTCCTGACTTGGATTTGCCTTCTTTACGTTGCCATGCAGGTGTTTTTGCCATTATTATTTATCTTCAGCGTTATTCTTTTTGCTACTCCCACCAAAGAAAAAGTCAATAATTGTATTAACTTTTGCAGACATTGCACCAAAGATAGTAGAAATAAAACTAATTTCAAACTCACCCATGTCAATACCACCACCAACAAAATGTTGAAACATTACAAAACTAATACCAAAATATGCTATTGTAAACAATGTTGCTAATACTTTTTGTATTATAGCATCATCTTTATACATATCTCTTGCAGACTTACGATCTTCTACCTCCTTAGCAAAAGCTTCTTTTTCTGCATCTAATAAAATCTTACGCAGTTGTAATTTTGCTTCATCACGTTCTTTATCTGTAGTAATAACTTTATCTAAAATGCCTTCTGCATTATCTACAACTTTACCTAATATACCTCCTAATAAATTATTAATCATTTGCCTTGCCCTTTATATTGTTTTTTAAAACCATTTTGACCACGACTTGCATTTTTACTATGCACTCCAGGTCTTTTGGTTTTTTTATTTGCTCTATATTTAAACGTTACTCCCTTTGCCATTTTTAATTATGTTTGTCCAGTTTTGATTTTGTTTAGTAAATATATTTTTTGCTTTATATTTATAATTATTATTTTCTTTTGCTTTATCTATTTTAGCATTAAATTTTTCTGCTTGTTCATAGCTCATGTTTCTTGTGTAGTCGTAGTAATATTTACTTTTTTCCATGTATTATTATTTTACTTTTAATAATAATGTCTTTATATTCAATTATTGCTATATAAAAACCATCTGCAACTTGTAAAGATACAAAATTTACAGATTTATATTCTTTGACTAAATTTCCAATAGAGTTATATATTTTAATGTTTACATAATCTGTAAAATTAATATTACCATTAGATGGATTTGGATATATAGAAAACACATTAGATCTAATATTTTGTATATCTGTTGGACCAGACCAACCATCTACACAATATTGATATAAATAATCACATGTATTATCCCACTCTATATCACAACAAAATTCATCTACATCTATTACCCATTCAAAACACTCATTAGGAATATAATATATATCACCAACGTTACAACCAGCAGAATAATAACACGTGCTGTCTTCCAAGTTAGCTGACGCATTGTAATTAACAGCGGACGGATCAGTGCAGCCATACAAAGGATAAATACAGCTACCATTATCAGTATTTGCATTATCATCGTAATTAAGTGCTGTGCTGTCGGTACATCCATAATAGTAAGGTATACAGTTTCCATTATCAGTATTGCAAGTATCGCAGTAATTCCACATTGTTGGATCAATACATCCAAATATTACAGGTATACAAGATCCATCATCTGTATTAGCTAACGAATTATAATTAAAGGCTGCACCATCAG